CCATATCTCCACCAAACATAACAACGCAATCTTTTACGGGATGGTCGTTGCGGTGGATTTCGGTAATACGAACTGACTTGTAAGCAAATTCCATTACCCGCTTTTTCATTACCTCGGAGTTATAGGAAGTTGTTACCTTAGCTCCTTGCCAATCAGTTGCATGGAGTAGCGCTACTTCTGTTTTGGCTTTGCGTTTATCCGCAACTGGCGGTTGGACAGGTTTGACTGCTCCCATTGAAAGGGTTGCGTCATAAGCTGCGCTATGCGTTGCATAAGAAAGTTCATCAATGCGTTGCTTAGATTTAGCCAATGCCTTTTGAGTATTGACTAATGCTTTCTGTAGTTCGATTATTCGAGGATCAGATTCTTTCTTGAGTTCCTCTAAGTCCTCGCTAAGAGACACCGTGGCACTCGTTTCTTCTATGGCGGCTTATGGTGCCATCAGATATATCATGCCCATTGGCTTTGAGAACACGGCTAAGAGCAGTGTTTGTAATATGAGGTTCAAGGAGTTTAGAAGCAAAAGCCTCACCCTCTGCTTTAGGTAAAGATTCAATCAATTTGCAAACCGAACACCAAGCTCTGCGCGGATGCACAAAATTAGTCTCATTATTTAGATCGTCAAGTAAACCCATTAGATTCTACCTTTCACAATGTCATGCCCATGTTTTGTGTAACCAAGTTTGTCGTTCCAGCTATCGTCGATAGTGGGATTTGCAATACAGCGTACTGATTTGAAAGCATCCATCATCAGGGCTACCTTCCAATTAGGAATGTCAGCAATGCCAAGCATCGCACCCCATATACGCCCAGTTGTTTCAAAATTGACATTAGCACTTCCATGTTGATCCTGCCGTTCTGCAAGAATTTTATCAATCATGCTATCCCTTTCTGGTGGATAGCGCAGAGCCTAACAGATTATGGTGTAATTATGAATATACGACACAAAAAATAAACCCCCTTAGAAGAACGGTTCTAAGAGGGTTTACTGCCTACAGGAAGGCAAAATTATGATACTGCAAAAGACCCACAATTGATAACAGGTATCTCTGGCGAGTCTGTAATACGCACCCAAACGTTATATGTTCCAACACTCAAATTTTGAATCATCAAACCAACATTGCTACCAAGGGATACGGCAGGTATCCAAGTGTAAGGACGTGCGTTTGGAAGCGCAACACTTGTTTCAACTATGGTGTAGTCCGTAATAAGAACGCCATCTAAAGTAATAAGAATGGGTTGGAACTCAACGCTTTCGCGTGGATAAATATTTGTCATAGAAGGCTTCCTTCCCAGCGTCGCTGGCTTAGGGTTGCGGCATTGATATGCTCGACAAGGATACCATTTGTACGGTCAGTTCCTAGTTCTGTTGCCCACGGCCTGCGGGTGCCAATAATTGCAGTCCAACGCATATCCGCAAGGCTTGCATCCCACCTACGAGGAAGAAGTTGCCCAAAAAATACAACATCGTGATCTGTATATTGATTGGACTTTTTAGCTTTAGTAGAAAAACTAACAGTAACGCCAAGATTAGAACTAATTGGGTAAACTCTCGCAGCACTTGTTGTTAGACCTGTTGTAATATTCAAATTGGATTGGACGTTTTGGATAAGTTGAATATCGGCAATTAGTCCAACTGATACAAAAGTATTTGATTGAGTTATTTCAGTTTTAGTTGAATCGGCTGTCAACGAAGTTGTTATTGAATTTTGTGCTGCAAGGAATTGGACGCTTGACATAGCAGCAGTAAGAGAAGTAGTTACAGAAAGAGATGAATTACCATTGAGAGTTTTAGATGTATCAGCAACTTCAGTAACAATTATTATTGTAGAAGATTGCGCTTTTTGGTCTTTGGCGGTATTGCCTGTTTCTGTTGCTGTGACAACAAGAGAAGCGTCAGCGTTGCGAATAACTTGAGCTGAAGTTGTCAATCCCAGATTTACTATTGTAGATGTTGAAATTAGGCTTGCGTTAGATGCCGACCCAGTAAGGGATGCAGTAACAGTAAATGCTTCATCAGCATTGGTTGTTTTTGTGGCATCAGCAGTTTCAATTGCAGTAAATGCCGATGTTGATTGAATTGTTTTAGGCCCAATATAATAAGCCGGCGCAGAACTATAAAAACCTGATTGGTAACTGAGTAAAAGGAGGTTGGTTCCAGCAAGATTGCTTTGAATTTGCCCTAAATAAAAACTTGGTGAAGGTCCATAAAACGGAGTTTTGTAACTTATAAAACCGTAACATTTACCAAAATAAGATGTATTTCCATTATACAAATAACTTTTTTGGTTATAGGCAATACTTGCGTTATAGATTGCCATTATTTATTTACTCCGATACCTCATCAATGTGGTCAATTATTTCAACGATATTATTATTTGGCTTTGACTCGTCATAACCACCGAGTCCATAGATTACTTCTCTCATTAGGCAACCCTTATTGATACTCGAAATGATTTTTGGGAATCAGCCAATGTGCCAGCCGTTGCGAATGCACCAGTTACGCTGTCTTGGGAATACGCTGGCAAGCCGTTACCACCTGCTGCTACTCTTGGATAAAGGTTATTTGTTACACCAATGGTGTCTGTAATTCCATAGAAGTTAGGAGTCGTTGCTGCGGTTTGCATATTGAAAGCCAACCAGTACCAACCAGCGGTAACTGCTTGAGAAATTGTAACTGTGTACGCGGTAGTAGCAGCAGTGCAAGATACAGTTCCACCATCTACCAAAACTGTTGAAGGCACTCCACCATTATCGTTGTAAATACCTAATCTAACTACGGCTGTTCCCACAAATGTATTGATTGTAATAATCTGTAATCTATCTATGGTAATTGCGTTAGGAATGTAAATAGGGTTATAAATAGTGCGATTGACAGTTGCCGCTGTTGAAGCCGTAGCATTGATATTTGAGTAATAACTACTCGAACGAAATGGCAAGAATTGAAACTTTGCTGCGCCTGTGTCGTATGCAGTCTTGACTGAGTTAGGCGTTGCTGCCGTTGTTGTTGATGTTGATGATGTTGAGTCAGTAAGTTGCAAGACTCCAGCAGCAGCAGTTGTTCCAGCCGAGACTGCCAAAGTTCTGTTTGCGGATAAATCTCCACCGCCTGTAAGTGGAGCAGTCGTTGAAATGGATCGCGCTGGAAGAACAACATTTGCAAGGTTTGCCCCAAGAGCCGTTTCAACAGCAAGGACAGCATCATTGATGTTGTCATGTTGATCTGCGTGAGGAACGGTAGCTGAATCAAGGGTATCTGTCGAAGCTGGATTGACAAATGTATCAAGACTTGTTGGGTAATTAGTTGCCATGAATTATGCCGCTAATGGTGAGAGTGAAACTCCAAGAGTTGTAAATGTAAGAGTATCTGTGTTTACTACTGATTTTGATGCCGTCAACGCAGCAGTCCAAAGAAGGTTGCCAGCAGTTGAAGCATCCCATACGGAGATGTGTGTAATTGTTTCTGTTGTTGTCATTGAAAATGACGGTGAGTTCGAAAGAGCAATAGCGCCAGTAGATGCAGCGGAAAATGTTGCTGACTGGCGAGTTGTTACTGCTGATGCGTTTGCAGTTGCCGCAGCACCCGGATCGGCAGTATGGAGCTTGATATAAGTGGCCGCAGGAGCCGTAAAAGCAACTGCGCGAAGCATATTGAGCCAGTTATTTGCAAGTGTTGTTGTTGCTAATCCTACAGTCATTCTAACTCCTTATTATCTTTTGTTCCATCTGCGTGTGTCACTTCCGCTTCTGCGGTAATGACCAACTCCATTACAACTTTAGACATTTATTGTACCTTACCCTTTGATTCCGTACTGCTTAGTCAAAATGCTTACACGCAAAACTGCTGAAGTAAGAAGCGCGCCAGCAAAAGGAGCAATGCTTACGGGAAGGTTGATGTTTGGAAGCTGATTGACTAATTCGCCAAGAATTGATCCCAAAAGAGCAATAACAAGGTGACGGTTAGAAGGTGATAATTTGTCAAGCATAGTTTCTCCTTAGTTGAAAGTTGTTTTACCAAAGCCTACTACGAAAACAGGCAAATGGCGTTTATTGTCAGTTTTGTAAGCGCGAACTTTCATAGCTACTTCCCCGCCATTGGCTTGTGATCCAGCAGGTTTTTTGTCTGAACTTGTATTTCCTTCAATGGTCACTACGCTTCCATCAAGGTTGTCTTTTACGACAATCCCAACGTGTTCTACGCTTGCCCCGCCTTTTACAAAATCAAAATAAACAATATCCCCGGGTTGTGGAGTTGCTACTGCCGCATCTTGCCAATTCCCTAATTTTTTGAAAGCGTTTGAGCCAGCAACCGTTGAAACAGTATTAGGAATTTTTACATTACTTTCGTGGGCTACCCACATGCAAAAACTTCCACACCAAGGTTGTCCATCGTAACCTGTAAATTTGCCATATTTAGTTTTGTTTTCCGGAACTTCTACAGTTCCAATTTCTGCCCTAGCCTTGGCTATAAAATCTTCTCTTTGGCCCATTATTTATCAGCAATCAACATAAATAAATCATCAATCCTTTTTTCCAAACGATTGATTGAATCTTTCATTGAACTGCCACCATTAGGTTTTAGTTCAGCTAAATATGACTTGACCATCCACCTAACCGCCCCTGCAAGCGCTCCTAAGAGGCTACAAAAAGCAAGTGCGGTGACGATATAAGCAGATGTATTCATTTGTTTGCGCCTTACGGTTGTGGGTTAGATTACGAGTGTTTCTGCTTCTTCTGCGGTGAGTGGTGTGCCAGCAACTAACTTTGCTTTAGCTGATGCTTTTAGATCAGCTAGAGCAACTGCTGCTGCCTCGCGCTCTGCGCGTTCCATTTCTGCAATTACAGCATCTTGCTCATGTTGTGTAATTTCTTCATCAGTGAGTTCAATTTCTGAGACAACTCCAGTTGTGCAGTTGACTTCGATTCTTGTTGGCTTTGACATTACATTATCTCCTTGATTAGGTGTGCTTCGTTTGAACAATCCCATTGACAGGTCTCCTCGTTTAGTATTTCTTCGCTATGGCAATTTGCTTTAGGTGGGATAAAAGCATCACGTACTAAGTCATACGAATAGCCAATACCTGCATAGTTTTTGCGGATGGTTGCGTTGTAACTTGTCTTGACCCAAGTACCACCAAGGCTATTCATAAAAGCTTCGCCTTCATCTGCTTCGTTGTTATCGCCTACGAGTATACGCAAGACGATGTTGTTTGAATCTATCTCTGCCCAATGACTCATCGTTTCTCCTTAGACCGCATACCGAATAATGACAATACCTGAACCACCTTTACCACCATTTTTGGCTGCACTCAAAATAGAACAACCGCCACCACCACTACCAGAGTTTGCTGTACCTGCTGAACCATCAGCACCGCCTGAAACACCAGCATTACCACCACCGCCAGAGCCACCAGTACCACCAGTTGCTCCTAATCCATTTCCACCACCACCACCGCCAGCAAAATAACCGCTAACGCCAGTAGCAGTTGCACTTACTGTTGCTGCAAAAGAACCGTATGTAGCATTTGTATTTGTTCCCGCACCTGCGGTTGGGGCAACGGAACCAGAAGCATTTGTTGCAGCACTGCCTGCGCCACCACCTGCTCCACCCCAATAAGAACCTGATTGAGTACCACTAGAGCCAGTATTTCCTTGTCCAGATGTTGCAGCGCCACCTGCGCCTGTTCCAGATGAACCGCCACCTGAACCACCTGCACCACCAACACCTGTGTAA